CTCGCAAGCACCAAGTCCAAGACCACCAAGGTCGAACCAGCAACATCTACCCAGGAGGACTAAGCCGTCATGGCCATCGTCATCACTAATGCCAACGTCTCCATCGGCGGCGTGGACCTCTCAAGCCACATCACCAAGGTGACACTCTCAACAACGCGCGCCGAGATCGAGACCACGACATTCGGCAACACTGCCGTGCGTCGCGTTGCCGGTCTCGCTGACTCGTCAGTAGCGATCGACTTCAACCAAGACTTCGCAGCTGCGTCAGTCGAAGCCACGCTCTACCCATTGATCGGCAGCACCGCTGCTGTCATTGTCAAGCCGAACGGCACCGCCACCGGCACCGCCAATCCGTCGTACACCTTCTCGGCGCTTGTCACCGAATGGATGCCACTCGATGCGCAGGTCGGCGAACTCGCCGCTGCCTCAATCACCTGGCCAATCGACGGCACCATCGCCAAGGCGACGGCTTAGTCATGGCTGCTCTCATGCGTCTACGGGTTGTCCCTGCACAGGGCGAGCCGTATGAGATCCCTGTCACCCCCAAGGTCATCGTCGCTGCCGAGCGTCAGTTCGCTAAACCGATGACTCAACTGTTCGGCCAGGACGCCTCCTATGAAGCGCTCTGCTGGGCAGCCTGGAAGGGTTCGCACGTTTCCGGTCTTGTCGTGAAACCATTCGATGAATGGCTCGACGACATTGACTCGATCGAAGCCGGCGACGAGCCGCGCGTCCCTTTAGAGAAAGCATGACGATGCTGGTGGCGCAGGTCTCTGTTGCCACCAGCATCGCACCCAACGATCTGCTCGACACTCCACCGGACGTGTTCTGGGCGATCGTTGCGGTACTGAAAGAACAATCTCGGAAGGGGTAGTCATGGCCAAGAAGGTCAAGGGCATGGCCACCGAAATCGAGAGCGGTGGACTCGAAACCACCGTCGTCTTGAACGGCTACAACGACTTCAAGAAACAACTGAAACTCGCAGACGCCGATCTTCGCAAAGCAATGGACAAAGAGATCAAGAGCTTCATCACTCCTGTCTCGTCCCTGGCTAAGTCCTACGTCCCCTCCGTTGCGATGCGCAACTGGAAGAGCGGCGGCAACGGCAGGTGGAGTAGTCGACTCGGCTGGGATCAATCAGAGGTTCTCAAAGGCATCGTCGTCCGCCAAGGCGGAAGTCGAAGCAAAGGCTCTGCAACCTCGGCCGCCTGGCGCATTCAGAACAAGTCAGCCGCCGGCGCAGTGTACGAACTTGCTGGCAAGAAATCCTCGGGCAGTGGCACTGCTGGCATCAGCTTCGTCAACGCCATCACGCTGCGTGGCGGCAAACCCTCTCGCCTGATCTGGCGTGCATGGGATGCCAAAGGCGGCGAGCAAGCGATCACTCGATCAGTGCTCGAGACGATCAACAAGTTTGAGAACGAGCTGCAACGAAAGCTCGACTAACGCAGGACTGAGGACGCTATGGCTGTCAATCTGAATGTCATCTCTCAGTTTGATGCGAAGGGCCTGAACCGGGCGCAGTCAGAACTAGACAAGCTGGCGAAGTCGACCTCGAGCATCTCAACGAAACTCTCAGGCGCAGCAAAGGTTGCTGGCGCAGGCATCCTCATCGGTGCTGGCGCAGTCGCTGCCGGACTGTTCGAGATCGGGTCGTCATTCGACGAAGCCTTCGACAACATTCGCATCGGCACCGGCGCAACCGGTCCAGCACTTGAGGCATTGCAAGCCGACATGAAAGCGGTCGCCGGCACAGTGCCTGCATCGTTCGGCGATGCTGGCAAAGCCATCACCGTCTTCTCACAGAAGCTCGGCCTCACCGGCGCACCATTGCAGACACTCTCTAGCCAGGTGCTCGAGCTGTCACGCATGACCGGCACCGATCTCGGCGGCAACCTCACAGCAGTCACCGACGTGTTCAACAACTTCGGCGTCGGTGCTGCAGATCAATCGGGCAAACTCGATCTCCTCTTCCGTGCCTCGCAAGCCTCTGGCGTGTCGGTCGCGGAACTTGCCGGCACCATGAGTGGAGCCGGCGTAGTTCTGCGTGAAGTTGGTCTCTCCTTCGACCAGTCCGCAGGCTTCCTCGCCACACTCGCCAAGGCTGGCGTGGACGCTGGCGACGTAATGCCGGCGCTGTCGAAGTCCCTGGCTACTGCAGCCAAGCAAGGCAAAGACGCCTCGAGCGTCTTCACCGAAACCTTCAACGCAATCAAGGGCGCACCTAGCGACGTTGCTGGCGCAGGCATTGCGCTCGACGTGTTCGGCGCAAAGGCCGGTCCGAAACTTGCAGCCCTCATTCGTGAAGGCAAGCTCTCGTATGAAGACATGACTGCAGCCATCGCAGGCGGCGGCGAAACCATCCTCGGCGCAAGTGCAGACACTCAAGACTTCGCCGAGAAACTGACCATGTTGAAGAACCGTGTGTTCTTGGCCATCGAACCAATCGCCACTCGAGTGTTCAACAAGATCGGCGAGGTCATGGACACTCTCGGCCCGAAGGTCGACGAGCTCACCAAGTTCATGGAAGAAAACAAAGACATGATGATGGTCGTCGCCGGCGTGCTCGGCGGCATTATGATCATCGTGCTCACCGCCTACACGATCTCGATGCTCGCTGCTATCGCTGCGACTGTTGCTGCAGCTGCACCGTTTATCGCCATCGGCGTCGCCATTGCAGCGATGGTTGCTGCGGCCCTGTATCTCTGGAATAACTGGGATCAGGTCTGGCAGTGGGTTATGGATCACAAAGCCTACGCAGCGATCATCGCAATCCTTGGCAGCGTCATCATTGTGCCAATCGTCCTGCTCATCGCGACGATCAAGTGGCTGCAGGCCAACTGGGAAAACGTTTGGTCAAAGATTCAAGCCGTCACCAGCTTCGTTTGGGGCATCATCAAGCCGATCTGGGATGCGATCTCTTTCTACATCACCAACATCTTGATCCCTTACGTCAACTTTCTCTGGGATGTTTTTCAGAACGTGTGGACGTGGATCAGCGAGAAGATCAGCGAAGTCTGGAACAACATCATCAAGCCGATCTGGGATGCGATCTACGGCTACATCGTCAACTACCTCATCCCCTGGTATCAGAAACTGTGGGAGATAGTTCGAGAGGTATGGGACAACGTCTCGTCAAAGATCAGCACGGCATGGGGCGTCATCTCGACAGTGTTCGAAAGCATCAAGAACGGCATCGCCACTGTCTGGGGATTCTTTCAGACAGCCAAAGACATCATTGGCAGCGTCTTCACAAACATCGCCGACGCAATCAGCGGGCCTTTCAAGACTGCCTTCAACTTCATCTCGGACGCCTGGAACAACACAGTCGGCAAGTTGTCTTGGTCTGTCCCTGGCTGGGTGCCAGTCATCGGCGGCAACAAGATCGAAGCACCGCAGCTGCCACGCTTCGCCGAGGGCGGCATCTTCAACACCGGCATGGGCGGCGGCTCTGGTCTCGCTGTGCTGCATGACAACGAGATGATCCTGAACCCTCAGCAGCAGAAGGCACTGTTCAGCGGCAACGGTCTCGGCGGCGGCGGCTCGGTCTACAACATCAACGTGAACGTCTCCGCCACTGCCGACAAGGCAGCGGTCGGGCAGACCATCGTCGAAGCAATCGCTGCCTATGAGCGTCGCAGCGGCGACAGCTGGAGGGCGGCGTGAGCGCAACCATTGCCGACGGCGTCGTCTTCACTGTCGAGATTGGATTCTCAACTAGCGCAGGATCGGGCACCGTTCCGATCAACTCAACACTTGCCTCAATCACCTGGACTGACGTCAGCGCCTATGTCCGCAGCGTCTCAACTAATCGCGGCCGCTCAACCGAGCTCGACACATTCCAGGCGGGCTCGGCATCAATCACGCTTTCTAACGCTGACCGACGCTTCGATCCTGAACACGCAAGCGGCCCCTACTTTGGGAGCCTCACACCGCTGCGCCCGATCCGCATCCGTGCTCAGTATGGAGCCGGCGCAACCACCAATCTGTTCTTCGGATGGATTGACCAGTGGCCTCAGTCATACAACAACCCGACCGATGCCACGGTAACGATCACGGCTTCTGATGCGTTCAAAGTCTTGAACCTTCTGACGCTCAAGAGCTACTGGGAATACATCCAAGGTGGCAATCGCTGGTGGCGCATGGACGGCGAAACTGGATCAGCGACTCTTTTTGATAGCACCAACAAACTCACGGCTGGTTCATGGAAAACCGCAGCCGGCGCAGCGACTAGCGCAATCTCAACTTCAGGGCTCGTCCTGTACGACGACAACAACGCAAACACCTTCGACGGAAACCGATACGCAGAGTTTGCAAACGGACAGATGTCTGCAACTTTAGGCGGCGACTTCCCCAACTCTCGCAGCGTCGGCGCTCTCATCACAACAACAACGACCACAAATGGCAATTACGGAATCTTCAAAGCCGGCGACGACAACGGCACAATCGTCGCTTGCGGAATGGTTGTCAGTGGTGGAGTCGGGACTATTCGAGCATGGATCGGCGATACTTCCACCGGACTGGTCTCGGTCATCAACTCGGCGATTGTGGTCAACGACGGCAAAGTGCATCACGTCCGAGTCCAGGTAAATAACGACGGACTTGTCACCGGGATCACCGGACTTATTGTCGATGACGACATTGCGTCAACTGTTGTCACGACCTCGACGATCACGCCTGACGGCCTTGAGTCAATCGGCAAGCCCATGAACCAGTTGGCGAATGCCACCTATCAGTTCGCGAATGTTTTCGTAGGAACCATTGATGAGGTAGTCAGCTACTCGTACCTTGACACCAGTCCTTTCATCGGTGACTTCATCAATGAGGACTATCAAATAGCGCTTGCAATCTACACATTGGGCCAAAGCGTCAGCGATCGAATCACTGAAATACTTCAAGCGATTCAATGGATGTCGGACGCCTTCAACATCGGCACAAGCTCTGGCACGATGGGCCTTCGGGATTGGCAAAACAAATCAGTCCTGAGCATCTTGCAAGAGTGCGAAAAATGCGAACAGGGTCGACTGTTTATTGACGCCAACGGCAAGGTCGCACAAATCGGTAGAAATGCGGTCGGCACGACGACCATCTACAAGACAAGCCAGCGCACCTACGGCGACAGCACCGGTGAGCTTGGCTACACGAACATCTCGTTCAGCTACAACGATCAACTCATCAAGAACCGAATCAGAGTTCAACGAGTTAACGGCGCCACGGCCATCTCTGCCGACTCAACATCTCAGACGCAATACTTTGTGCGCACTGAAGACGTTGGTTCGCTACCCGTCAACACCGATCAGCAAGTTGTCGACATCGCCAATGCGAGGCTTGCCGAATACAAGCAACCAGCGTTGCGCGTTGACTCGATCACAGTCAATCCACGTCAGTCGGCCTCAACTCTTTACCCAGCAGTGATTGGCGACGAGATCGGCACACGCATCACCGTGAATCGACGACCTCAAGGGGTCGGCTCAGTCATCTCCAAAGACTTGAGAATCGAAGGCATCTCTCATTCGATTACGCCTGACGCTTGGTCGACCACTTACAGCCTCAGTCCAGTTACCTCTGGGCCCTTTATCTTGAACGACAACGCCTTCGGCGTTCTCGATACCAACCAGCTCGGCTACTAGGAGACTCTTATGGGTTCAGGCTTCAAAACATTTACGGCAGCCGAAGTGCTCACCGCTGCCGATCTGAACAATTTCTGCCAGAGCCAGTCGGTCATGTATTTCGCAACGACCGCTGCGCGTGATGCTGCGATCACTTCACCCGTTGCAGGCATGGTTGCATTCATTGATAGCAACGATGCTAATGAGGGTTTGTACGTTTACCATGGGGCCACTGGTGGATGGCGTAAGGGCCCAGGCTGGAACGCGCCCTGGGGTGTCCTTGGCACTCAAACACTGACAGCCAGCAAAACCACAACCTCAGTTCATACAACCGCCCAGGCGACAAACTTGACGCTGACCATCACGGCAGTTCAGAACCGCCGTCTGAAGATCACATCAACTCACAACTTCACCTGCAGTGGCGGCGCAAACGGCTGCGGCTTTACTCATCGAGTCGCCGGCACTGCGATCTTTGGTTCAAGTCTTGTGACACTGAACGCTGCCACTTACAGCTACACATCAATCGTCTCGCATTATTCAACAACAGCGAGTGGATCGTTGACCATTGACGCCTACTTCTACGCCTACCCCACCAACACGGCAGTCAACGATAACGGAAGCGCAGCATCACCTCGCTTTCTAATCATTGAAGACATCGGCCCATCAGGCGCACCGGCCTAATGGCAACGGTCGACGAAGTTCTCAACATTGAGCGCAGCTTCCTCGGCGAAGGTGGGCAGCGTTTCTGGAACTGGTATCCAGCAGCCCCTGGCACCGCATGGTGCGACATCTTCCAGAGCTACTGCCTCAGCGCCGTCGGCATCCCGACTCACTTCGCATGGGTGTCGGCGCACTTCGATTACTACCGAGCGCAAGGTCGCACCTCTTACGACATCCGCTCTGCGACTCCTGGTGCGCTTATCGCCTTTGAGTGGAACTCAACACCAGGCGGCTACGACCACATCGCAATGGTTGAGAGCGTCGACGCCAATGGAGTCACCGCTATCAACGGCAACGTGAACGGCTCGCGAGTCCAGCGACTGTGGCACCCATTCAACGGCGGCGGCATCGCCGAGGTTGCCTTCCCCGAATACGACACGCCACCGACACCCACTCAATCAATCGAGGCAGACATGTTTCATCTCAAGAACACCGACGGCCGCGACGAGTTCTTTGCTCTGTCCGGCAATGGCATGGCGCTACGCTGCGTCGCCTCTTCACCGACCGGCCTCATCGGCCCCTGGTCAGAAATCAAGGGCGGCATCGCTGGCAGCAACCTGCTCGCCGAGGTTGCCAAAGATGGTCGCCTCTGCGTGACTCTCGCTGCGACTGGTGAGCTGTGGGGATCATGGCAGACCGCTCCTAGCTCGAATGACTACTGCGACTGGTTCAAGGTGAACGACCTGCGCAAGTTCCTCGGCGCATAGTGCCATGCTCGCCCAAGCCTCGATGGCCATCAGCGACGGTCCCGGCTTTGGCGCTGCCGAATGGGTCGCAATCCTCACCGGCATCACGCTTGTGCTCGGTGCCATCACCACACTCGTCGTGCAGATCGTGAAGCTGCGCACCGAGAACCGTGACCAGCACGACCACAATCTGCGCTCAAACAACGAACGCTTCGACGAACTGATCGGCGATGTGAAACAGATCGGCGGCGATGTTCGTGCCGTCGACGCCAAGGTCGACGTCCGCTTCGACGCTGTCACCGACGAGCTGCACCGCCATGAGGCTGTGCACCATCGCGGCAAGCGTCGCTGGTAGTTCTTTCCCTCCACAGACGGGCGACTGCATGTCTGATTCAACGCGCACGCACCTAGTCATTCCTGACACGCAAGCCAAGCCAGGAGTCCCGACTGCCCACCTCGAGTGGATCGGTG